GTTTAGTACAAGTATGGTGTCCACTTCCATACCAGCGTCTACAGTTTTTTGGTTTTCAATGGTAAAGTCCCATAACTTATAGAAGTCCTCTACCTTCTTAAACTTCTGATTATGGGTAGGAAAATACGCCGAAGTTCGTACTTCCCTATTCAAGATATTTGAAAATGGGATTACCCTAACGCCACGCATATATTTTTGACATCATCTTCTGTCATGTCGTAATAAACTGGTAAATAAATTATTCTTTTAGACCACTCGTACGCTTTTAAATGTTGGTACTCCTGTAGGTACATGGGTTGTTGAGACATTGGTTTAAATCCATAACGACCTTGGCCTGCTAAACTGTTCATAAACTGCTCCTGATTTAAACCACAATCAATATCGAATACCCAAACAACCTCTCTTTCTTTTCTTTCTTTCCAAGAGACATTTATCGGTAACCAAGTTGTATACCAATACTCAATCATCTTTCTCTTCTCAAGAATTTCATCTATCCTTTCTACTTGTGCTAACCCAATCGCCGCCTGAATGTTAGACATCCTAAAATTATGTCCTATCTTCTCATGTAACATGTTCATTTCTTTATTTAAATACAGATGTGACAGCCTCCTCATTTCATCAGCCCATTCTTTTTTATCAGTCAAACACATACCGCCACCACCAGTTGTCAAAATCTTAGAACCATGGAAGGAATAACACGCAATATCCGAAGCAGGCCGTATGCCATGTGCTTCTGCCATGTCTTCCACAACGTATAAATTATGCTTAACTGCAAGGTGCGTAATAGATTCCATATCACATCTGCGACCATAAATATGTACAGGAATAATTGCCTTAGTCTTTTTGCTTATTGCTTGCTCAATCAAATCAACATCAATGTTTAAATCATCTTTACAGTCAATAAACACAGGCTTCGCTCCCGTGTAGGTTACTGCCCAAGCTGTACTTACCATTGTATATTCAGGGACGATAACTTCATCACCCTTACCTATTCCAAGAGCTAATAGAGCCAAATAGAGGGCTGTAGTGCCACTATTACACGATACCCCGTTCCTTAATTTATTATAGTCAGCCCAAGCCTGTTCAAATCTTCCTATATATTCACCGTATCCAACATCCCCTTTATCCAAGGCATCATTAACATAATCTTTTTCCAATTGGGTAATAGAAGGTTTCATAGTAATGGCTCTTTTAAACGCACAACATCTTTCTCGTAATCAGCCCCCTTGCGTAGTCCATAACAAATAGAAAGTATCTCTGAATACGCTAATGCCTTATAAGCGTGTCTGTCGTTGGGGTTGTGAACAATCGTAGCTCCTTCTGTTGCCTCTATAAATTCGTTACCATTTCTTGAGCAAAGTAACTTTCCTTTTAATAGGATGTCTACTTGTCTAGTATGCTGATGAAAATGGTTACCTCTAACTGCATCTTGTTTAAAAGTAATGTGAGTAATTGAATACTCATCATTTACAAATAAGTCTGTTATTGTTCCACGCTCGTCTGTAAAGTTGGGTTTCATTTTATTTGTATGTTGGGAAGTGGCACTATCCATTTACCTTTAAAGTTCTTATTGTTTGCGATAATCTCGTCAGCAAAATTCCAAGCTAACAATAAAAGGTAATCAGGTTGGACTAACTCTATTAAGCTATCGGGATTTATCACTATATGTGAGCCTGGTGCGTATCTACCTTGCTTTAAGGTGCTTCTTTCTGTGATGAAATCCACCAGATTATCTTTAATACCACAGTAGTTCATTAGTGTCATTCCCTTTGCTGGGGCAGAAACTACACCAATAGTTTTACCCTCCGATTTTATCTTCCAAAGAAGGTTCATTAATTCATTCCTATGTTCTTTTACTTTGTTAGCGAAGTCAATGAGAATTTCTTTGCTGAAATCCTCCTTATCAATAGATTCCTGAACAATAGGTTGAATTTTACGTTTACCTTTTCTAGCTATATAACACCTAAAACTACCTCCATGTAGCGGGGTAAATTCTATATTAAATATCTCCATGCCAACCTTTTCTAGAAAACGTATTGTAGGCTTCAAGGAAATGTAAGTAACGTGTTGATGATAGACTGTATCGTACTCTAAACCTTTAATGAACTCTCCGAAATATGGCGATTCAAATATAAATACACCATCTTCTTTCAAAGAATCTACAACACCTTCTATGAAACCATTATAATCGTCTGTGTGTGCAAAAACATTAGTCCCTAATATAATATCAGCTCCCTTAACTAGGCCCTTTCTCCAAAACTCTGTAATGCTAGGTATTCCGTTGTTCTCCGCAATATCAGTTACATCTTTACATGGGTCTACATTTACAACATTGAAGCCCTTTGCCTTAAATTCTTGTAACAAAGTTCCATCGTTACCTCCAATATCTACAATCAGGCCTTTATTTATTCCAGTATTTTTAATTACCGATTGAGTAAACTCCTTCCAGTGTACGTTAGCTGTCTTAGTGATAGAAGATTCGTATAAGTAGTCCTTAGTAAATAAATCTTTCCTTGGAACGATGTAAGAAAGCTGAACAAGTTCACAATCTTGACATTGAACTAGAGCAAGTGGGTACCATAATTCCGCCTCTGTCTTATTATCCCTAAACTGGTCGCTGTGGGGCGAATATCCGAGGTCTAAGAACTCAAATAAATGATTACTTCCGCACAGAACGCACTGGTCTTTTTTCATAATTATTTAGTATTTCTGTTGAGCTGTTAATTCTATCTCCCCCTACCTTAAAAACTGTCTTAATCCCTAATTCATGACACACGCCTGCTTCTTCCATGGCGTCTTTATCGTCCTCACCACAACCAGAAGCGAATATGTCAGGTTTCACAAACTGTAGTGTATTTTTTACACTAGAATCTTTGTCTATGGAAATAATCACTTCGTCTACATCTTTTAAACGGGCTATTATGCACGCTCTTTCTTCTACAGGCATAAAAATCTTAGGCCTCTTAGCTTTAGCTTGTGTGTCATTTGCTACAATTACTGTGAGACTATCCCCTAAAGCTCTAGCAGACTTAATTAGCAGTAAATGACCTATATGTGCGGGGTTAAAATGACCTGCTATTGCTACTTTGATAGGCTTTTCCATAAGTCTAAATGTTTTTGTGTGTAAACAGTCCAGTTCCAATCCTCTACTGGATTAATTTCAAGTTTCTTAAAGATAGCATTGAGTTCTTCTTGTGTAGAGAAAGGATAATCAATAGGTAAGTCGTGGTGAAAACCACTAACTGTTGAAATGATGCGAAGATTTGCATTAACTCCATCAACCACACTCATAGCCCCTTCGTCTTCCTTGCCTGTATACAATAAATAGTCAGCAGAATATAGAATTGCATTATAAATCTCCATATCAAAATCCTCGAAATACTCTACATTATTAAATCCTATGTCTTGCAACTTCTTTATAATCTCTCTCCACCCATGGCCCATGATTCTAAAAGCAAACTTATCTTTATCAATTACCTTAGCCAATTCTACAACCATGTTTTCATTCTTTCTACCATCTTCATAAGCCTTGGTGAGTATTGCTATGATTATCGGTCTACGCTTTAAACTATCGTGTGCAGGGGTTATAACGTCTAGTTTATCTTCTGGACAACCATGACCAATCAATTTGTCTTTCATGGATTTAGAGAAACAAACGCCAGTTGAGGTGTTGAGCATGTGTTTAAGTGCCTCTAGCTTCTGATTCGTGGTGTAACCTCCATCTGCGGTGATGTGAGTTATCATTAAAGTATCAATGCCACCACTATTGGCTCGTCTGTAAGGGATATAGTTTATATGGTGATTTACGTCTGACTTAGGGTCTGGTTTATTATCCACCTTCACTTCTACCCCCAACTTAATTAATTCTTCCTCCATCTTATCAGCGTACTTTGACAGTATCCCGATATTTTCAAACCCTTTTTCGTAATTGACGAGTGTTACTTTCATAGTAAAATGTCAGAACATTCAGCCTTGCTGATTTTCTCACCTTCATTTGTTAAATAAGAAACCGATTTACCCTCTACATCATTACCACATTCACTACACGTTTCAGTCCAAGTGTCTGTTACTTCTTCAACTTCCACCTCCCTTCCTTTGTATAAAACTTTTTTCATCTATTCTTCTCCTAAGAAATCAGCCTTGCCTTCCTCTGTACTAATAAGTTTAAGAACTCTATCTATATGTCCCATAGCTTCTTCCTCTGAATTGTGAGGTGCCATCATTCCATTAGGGAACGTCCAGTAATAGTTGGGGTCCCTCGTTTCCTTAATCTCGTTCCTTGGGATTACACATACGTCTTTACCTTCTAGCATGACGTTAGATAACCCAGTGTTATTAGGATTATCAATAATATACAAACGTGGGTCTATCTCCTTAATCTTTATTACAAAATCAGATATTTTCATTTTTAAGTTTTTCTAATGCTTCGATTGTTTCTAGAGCATTGGTTAATAATTGGAATGTTGCGGCTACAACTACTTCCACCTTTCTTGAAGGTAATTTGATTGAGTTTCCAAAAGGCTTTCCTTCGTATGTGTAGGTGCAAGCAAGAGTTCCTTTTCTAAAAAGCATTTCAATGTCTATTCCTTTCAACTGAAAGATTTGTATATTCATTAGTTAGATTCCCTCCTTTATCCTTGGCCCATTTGTAAAGGTGATGGGCCAAGAGGCAATCTGTTATTAACAAGTATACCACTAGGGTACGCCTTGTCAATTAGTTAGGCTGCGTTTGAACTGTTTGTAGCACCGTGCTTTAGGCCAATAACCCAGTTGGTGTTAAGGACTTTAGCAACGAATGGCATCTTCCAACCGACTGTTGAATACATGTCGATAGGGTTATCAGTTGAGTTAGCACCTGGATTCTTTACATACACTTTTGGTGCTGTGATAGAACCGATGTTAATAACTGCGTAACCGTGCTGACCAAAGAACCAAGTGTAGTTAATGTTTGCTACGTTGGTTGCAGAGGTTGAGAATCCAGCAGAAAGTGTAATCAATGGGTTATTGCTTTCTACGAACTCTACTCCATGTAGTTTACCTACAACACCTCGCTCAATAGCGTCAGAGGTTGTATATCGGTGAGCATCAAGCCATTCAGAGTTACCCATCAAGTCCATAGCTCCCCATGGAGAAATGATAGCTCGATAAAGTCCACCCTCGAATTTCTGTGCCTTGTTGAGTTTCAAAGTTCGTACAACTCGTCTGATTTCCAAACCAGTGATGATGTCAGTGGTGTGAATATCTGATAGAAGTGCCGCTGCTGTTGAAACTGTAAGGAACGTAGCTCCAGAGTTAAGTTCAGTTCGGATAAGCTGGTCAATAGATTCACCAGCGTTCTGTCCGTGGACTGAAACGTGTTCTTTCAACCCTTCCTCAATAGAAGTCATTGAGTAAAGTGATGAAACATAAGTAATTGCTCCATACTCTGCAAGTGTCGCAGAAATGGTAGAAGCTGTCATCGCTGTTTCAGATGGATTCGTTGCTTCTGATAGTGCTGCTGTTACAACTGCAAGTGGGGTAAATCGTGTAAAATACACAGTTTTTCCACTATTCATTGGAACATTCTTTGTGTCTGCACCGAAGTCATATCGTAGTTCAAGTTTTGCTCTTTCAAGGAAAACTCTATCGTAGAATATCTGCATCGGTGCCGTAAGGCCAGTAGTTGATGTACTCAATTTAGTTCAAAAACCTTATACAGTAGGGATTTATAATTTAATAATGCTACTGATTTGGGGCTTTTGGTAGTAATGCCTCTAAATCCTTAACTGACATGTTTCGGAGTTGTTCTTGAGAATACTTCTTTTCAATATCAGACTTAGATGAGCTGTCAGTAACCTGACTGGCTGCATTTTCAGCCTTTTCTTGCTGACGTTTCTGACTAATGGCAATAAAGGTAAGAGAATTTTTATCCCCTAGGGCCTTTCTTCCACCATTCTTCATAATGAACTCTACATCTGATTTAGAGTAGCCTTCAAGTCGCAAGTCGAGAACTTCATCCTCAACGCCGTAAGTCTTCGAGGCTTCGTTAATAATTTTAGGTTCTGGGTTAAGACCAAGTTTCTTTTCTAATTGGGCTTTCTGTCGAGTGATACGAGCCAATCTAGCTTCGTCTGTTTCTACTTTTCTCTCGTGTTGAGGTTGTTCATTGATTTCAACTTCTTCCTCAATCGCAATTTCTTCTTGTGGTTCTAAAACCACTTCATTTTCATTTTCCATATAATGATAGGTTATTCAATTTTTAAAATTGAGAAATTTTTATTAATTCACTTTAAGGATGAGTGAGAACCATACTACCCCTTACTCATGCACAGTGTACTGATTCTTACCCGCCTCTGGTACTGATTCACTAACTCTTGGATACTTAAACTTAGCTGATAGATTCTCACCTGATGCTGTTTGGTTTAAGTTTGTTGTAGAGTTTGTAGTATCAGCAGACTTTACTTTAATGAAATCAGATGGGTAACCTGTGTTATAGCTTGGCTTTCCTACCTTACCTGCACTGTATTTACAATCTAAGGCTGGCTCTGAACCAAAGGCGATAGGCTGTCTTCCTTTTTCTACTTTAGGTGCGTAATGGTTACCCGTGTAATCGCTTGCTCCTTTCTCATCACTTACATTGTCTCTTTTCATTCAAATGTATTATTAATGTTTGATAATGGTTTCGACACTACTTTTGCGTCTTGCAAAAACTTATCTAGTCTCTTGTAAGCCAGCTGCCTTGATAAGACTTCTGCTCTCACAGTATCTGCATCAAGACTTGCATCTATGGTCAACACATCCCTCATAGGCTCAATGAAAGCTGCCAATGTATTCTCTACATGGCTCCAATCTGGGTCGGAGAAAAATTTATCTTTGAGTTTTTGAGGTATTGTTGGTTCCATGTTTAACTATTTCCTGACCACTTGGTGCTATTGTTTTCTGACTTATCACTAACATTATCCTGTGGTGTGTTTCGTGATTTGTCTAAGTTCTGCTCTACTAATCCCTTATGTTGGTAATCACCTTGATTGTGCGGGTACTTTGCCGACACTTCTCGGGATTCCACTGGGATTATTGAGCTGTTGTCCACCACGAAGTTCTCCATTGGTTTCTGGTATTGCTCCATTTTGTAATTGATTAATTGGTAATTCACCAGACTGCTCTAATTGAGTAGCCTGTCCTTCCGCTAACTCAAGTTCGGCGGGACTAATGCCGAGTTGTTGAGATAGCTTATTGAATACGACCTTGGCCCTTGGGTCTTGAAGGATTGCTGGATTCTCAAAGAAAGGAATGATTGCTTGGATATTCTGTACAATCGTCTGTGGGTCAATTTGTTCATTATCAATGTTGAAGTCAAATTCATATTCAACATTTCCATAGAAGTTCTCTTTTAGTTTTAGATATCTGTTTGAACCTAACTTCCTGTATTCATCAAAGGCTTTCTTCTTAGCTTGTTCTTGGAGTTCTGGTGTTATTCTTTCTCCACCAATCGCTGCTTTAATTATAACTTCATTTGCGTAAATGTTGGCCGCTGCCTCGTCTAGCTTTTCAATCTCCTGTGTGGTTCCTGTGAATCGCATTATATGTTCAGGTGTCAAATCCTTTAGTAGCTGTGGCATTACAAAATCATTAAAAAACTCTTGATACATTAAGTCTAGATTCTGTCGCTTAAATCCATAAACAGATGAGGCTTGTGCTACAGCAATCTGTGTAGTTCCTAGTGGCGTAGTTGCAGTTGGTTGTTCACCTCTCACTGCCTCGTAAGCGAATGTAAGTTTATCGGCTTGGTTAAGATATGAAGTTTCCTCTGAATCAAAAGCACTCAAGTTACGTTCTTCATTTACGATAGGCTCAATTCCATTCTGTGAATAGACCAAATCTCCACTTTGTAAGTCTGTGAGAATGTTACGAGTAATTGTCTTGTCCTTTGTTTGGAATAGATGAACAGTGGAAACTTCCATTGATACACGTTTCTGATTTTTAATCTCATTAACTCTAACCTGAACATCTACTAGAGATTCCACAACTCCTTTACCTAACCATCTACCTTTTACTTTATTGTAATGGAAGTCTTTGAAAGGATATTCCTTATTCCATTCTGATTTAAAAAGAACAACTCCTAATTCTCCTACAACTTTTCCCTCCGAGTTCTTATTAAGATAATCTGGGCCAGCAACGATATACAATGCTTTAACAGGTTTATCATCACTTCCTCCGTCTAGCCAACTCTTAGGCACCTCACCATAACGCTTATAAACCTTTATTAAAGGTGAAGACATAATAAGGTTGAGGTTTCCTGACTTATCTTCAAATGAATCTGGTGCTTGGGAGTTTTTAAACAAATCAATCGCTTGTTCTACGTTCTCCCAATCTGTTTCCCTCAACTGTGTCTCACTCATGTAATGAACTGTGGTAATGAAACGTGAATCCTTTATGTAATCAACGCTGGGGTCAAGGAACAACCTTCTAAGGTCTACAACTTCTGCCCCTTTCTTTGTCTTCTCAAGAACCACTGAACCATAGCGAGGTGCTTCGCTTGCTATCTGATTAAGAACCTTACCCATCTTAGACCGCTTCAACCACACCTTTAATTCTTTTTCTAGTAAGTAAACAGGAAAATAGTTCTTGGGGTCGTTCACAGGAATGAGTTTGATATTCTTCGTATCAACATTCAACATCTTCTCTGCTACCTCACATGGTGGTGTGATGATGTCAAAAAACAACCTCCTTCTTCCTAAGAAACTACTATCAGTTTCGTAACGATTTTGAAGGTATAAATAGCACTTCTTAATCATCATGTACTGATTGAAAGAATAACCAGGAACAGGGGCTATGTAACTGTATAAAAAGTCCTGACTTTCTCTCCTTATCTGGGAGAAAATATCATTCTCGAATCCTGTTTTATTCGGGTTGAGCGTCTGTGGATACATTACTAACTATAATATACAAAGAGTTTTGTTTCTGCTCTTTAAATGCCACAGACATATAATATATGGCTAACTATATGATTGCTTTAGAGTTTTTAGTGCCACTAAATCTTAAGTGTTTTGTAAATTCATAGAGTACAATCTCCTCAAAGAATCCAAATATCTCTGAATTAACTTTAGTTGCTCCCATCTTTAATACAGGTGAACCTATGTTATAAAGTTCTGTGCGTACAATCCACCTATTAATATTCCTGTGAGATGCTCTAATCTTTGTCTTAATAAGAAAATACTCACAGAGTTCAGGCACATCATAACCCATCAATTTGTATCGCTTCCAAAGTTCAGTCCACACACCTTTAGGGACTTGATATTCACGAGCAAATCTATCATCAGGGTGAACTGTGAACAATTTAGACTTAGATAGGTCTATTATCATTCCATGTTTCGGTTAGCTGAACGATTCTCTAAGATTCTAGCCATTGCAAAAGGGTCATTTTCGGTAGCCTTGTTACTCTCCATTCCATATCGAATAGCATCCATCGAGTGTGAGAATTGATGCTCTGGCTCGTTTAAGATTTTACCATTCTTGTCTGTCTTCCATAAGTAGTTTCTATACTCCCTAATTATATTTACTGACCTTTTGGTTACAAAAATCCTTTGGTCTTGAACATACTGAATGCCTTGTTTCACTGAACCTGCTCCTTTATTAGCAATTACGATATTTATTCCGTAGCTTACTAATTCGTCATTACTTTTTGGCTCGGCACTATCTGGCACTACGATAGCATCAACTTGGTTTTGCAATATAGTTGCAATCTGACGATTACTTAATCCTTTCTGATAACAAACTTCATCTAGAATAAAAGCATTGTTCCATCTGTAAATAGCTACAATTGCAGTGGGGTCATTTGAATAACCATAGTCAAGTCCATATCTTTCTAATCTTGATTCATGGGGAACACCATCTAGTATTTGCCAATCTTTATAAATCTTTCCTTCTACTTCACCTAACTGTCCCAATCCATAAACTTGCCACCACCCTTTTCGTTCTTTACGTTGTTCGATTGAGGCTACGATTTCAGGTGGACAAGCCTCATTATCCATATAAGTAAGGATAATATAATCCACATCATCTCTCCTCCCTATTACATCTGTCATAGCCCAAAATTCTATCGTAGGATTGTAGTCAATAATTACAAACTCCTTTGTTCTTACCTCTAATTGTTCAAAGGCGTCAAAGGTATTGTTATTAGCTTCATTTATAAAAGTTCTATCACGTCTAGCTCCTCGTAATTTATCTCCGTTGTCTGTAGAGAAGAACTCAATCTGGCTTCCGTTCTCAAAGGTATAGGTGCTATCTTGTACATTCCAATTCTTATCATTCCAGTATTTATGTGCTTGGAGTATCTTCTTAAAGTCTCTCATCGCCCCTCGCTTTAAATGGGGGATAGATTCAGAGACTATGGAGGTTAGTGTTGGTGTCTTGTCTGTTTGTGCGTAAGCAATTAAATATAAGAGAATTGAAATTGTCTTTGATGCAGAAGTACCTCCTTGAATAATACGGATACGTTTCTTTAAAGCATCAATCTTTTTAAACGCTGTCGTCTCTTGATACATTTATAATTGGTTGTGGTAGTTCTTTACCGTTAGTTGTCAAATCTGTATTAGTTTGAGGGTTACCTTCACTCATCTTCCAAATAATATCTTTTGGTATTCCCTCCATAAATTCATCTCGCTCATCATCATTCATTCTCTCCAAGTAATCTCTTGCCCATTCCTTCATAGTCTTACCCTTTGGTCTACCTAAAATATTACCACTCTGCCCTTTCTTCCACAGATGTGGCATTGTCTTTCTCTTATCAATTTTGATTGGACTTTGTTTATCAGAATCCATTGTATTTAAATACGACAGTTTTAGAGTTCTGTCAACTCAAGCTGACTTTGGTAATATCCACTTTCCTCTAAACATCCCCATGTCCTTTAACTTCTCCTCTTGAAGTAAACGCCTCTTAATTTCACTTGTGCAAACTACTCCTGCGTATCTAGGTGAGAATGACACCTTCCCTCCTTTTGCTTTCATGTATGCGATTTCTTCCTTCTTAGATTCCTCCCATTCCTTTGTGAGAACGTATACATCCACGTTGTGCTTCTTGAGAAGTTCTAGTGGCGAGAAGTTGTGAGCTGGGATTACTTTATCCACCCACTTGATTGATTCGATTATCCGCTTTTTCTGATACCAGGGAAGGACTGCTTTTCTACCTTTGTACTTTTCCAGTAACCTATTGGTATTCAATGCAACGATAAGATAATCCCCTTGTTTCTTTGCTCGCTCAAACGCTCGGACATGACCGTAATTGATGATTTCCCACGCTCCTTGAAATAGGACGATTTTCATTGTTGATTTTTACTCCTTTCAGGTTAATCATACCACTTATACACAGTTGTTGTCTAGTATTTTGCTGTAGATAAGTTATTATTAATTTGCTGGGGTTTTCCGAAACAAGAATTATACTTCATATTTTTTGAATAAAAAAGTAAAAACTTAAACTTCGATTACTTCGGCACAGTGTCAGTCTCCTCTTCCTTTACTGGGAGAGGAGCTTCTGTTTTTACAGGTTGTACATTTCCTCTACCTTGTAACTCTTGACTTATATTCTTTATTATGTTCTGTAGTCTTTCTATCTCTACTAAACAGTCATAAGCTATGACTTTTAATTCTTTATCCTCTAGTTTTTTTAGTTCGTTCATATATTTTACATTTATGGTTTGATAAATCGTCGAATGAGTTACATTTCTTACAATATCCATCAGCTTATCATCC